TGATCTTGAGTTTTGGATTACGGCCCACCATCCAGGCAGGTAGTAAATAAGATGCAAATTCTGATTTTGTATGACGGGGTGGCATATTAATAATTAGCCGCTTTAACTCCCCCGTAGATAATTTATTAAATTTTTCTGCAACCAGTCTATGATGGGACCCTTCTATAAATTCAGGCCACACACACTTTACAAAAGACAAGAAGTCAGTCTTAGCTCGGTTCTGTATCTTTTTTTCTGCATGCAGGACTTGAAGTTGTTTATAAGTCCTTCGGACATCCGCAGGTAACTTACTTATATCAATGGTATTTAAATTCATATTGTTAGACAACATACGAAGCCCATCCTGTCACAATATATTTATATTCTGTTGGAGCCACTATTCCAAGATGAGAATAAGGCCATCCTGCTGGCCATATAGCTACGGTTCCTTCTTCTGCTTTTAATTTTACTTTTTGTTGAGGAAAAGAGGTTCCTCCTTTATTTTTAATGGTGTTACAATAAAACATCCAGGCTAATATTCTCTTGGTGCTCCTACCACCAGAATCTTCATGATGCTCCCTTTTATAGTACTGGTTGGGTTTATATTTTTGATAATTACATTTTTTATCGATAGTCCAGGGCAAAATCTGATCTATATAAGAATATTTTTTCTTATATTCGTTTAAACATTTTAAAAAATCTTCAAACCATTCTTGCTGATAAGGATCACGATCCAAACCTTTATAAAAGGTATTGACACATGGATTAGAGCCCATAGACAATTTAGTAGTATTTATTAACTTTACGATATTCTTACAGTGTTGTTTTTTAATTGTTTTTTTAAAAATCATTATGTGATTCATATAAAAATTTTATAATTTTTTTGCACCCTAGTAGGATGTTCAAAATGTTTTTAACCCCTATGCCTCTCTAAATCAAGGACTATAGTCTAAACTATTGGGACCCCTATTTAAAAAAGGGGGGGTGGGCCCGTCGCGGCTCGCGTTGGTATGCTAGATGGCTAGTCTGCCATCTATGGTAATGACTTGCTCACTATCATATTGTTGTTGCGTTAATGGTCTGCGTTCATCAGTTAAATAGTTATGAGCATAATAAGTATCAGCATTAGGGTAATTCCAATTACGTCTGTATTGCCACGCATTATCTTGCGTCAATACTTTAGGCTGAGTTGTTCTACCAAAATGGTCCAAGGCTCGTGAGCCATAGACTCTAAACCAATCATCTTGGCATTGCATTGAACATGCATTGCCACCAAGATAAAAGAAGTGTGATCTTCTTCTTGTTTCATTTCTCTTATTATCTTTAGGTCCGCGTTTTCTGTCTTTAGTATCATAAGTATGACACTTAGGACCTTGGCAATATTTAAGTTGACTCATATTGAATTGCTCACGTTTGGCACCATCAATATAAACTTGACGATGAAGAAGAAGAACATCGATAAGCCTAGCCACGTGCTTAAATGTATTGCAATGACTAGGCCTAAAAATGCACCTATAAAATGTAGTGCAAAATAAAATGCTATAAAAAGAGATTTCATTAAGCTACCTCGCATCTTGTTGGGTTGGTTGCTCTTCTCCATTGGTTGCCATTCTTATTTGGCTGAGCATTTATATCCCAATAGAAAAAGCACTCATCTCCATTAATTGAGATGTGTTTGCCTTTTGTATCTGTGTTTGGTTTTGTCCATGTTCCTTTACGTGTTATTATCTTGCTATACTTTTTAGCATAGTAAGTAATTAAGAACGTGTCATTATCTTGAACGAATTGTAGTATTTCTTTTGTTTGCATACTGTCCTTTTGTTGATTGTTCATATAGTGGGATAATGGACTATTATCCCACTACTGTCAAGACGTTATTTTACTTGTTCATTATTATATTTTACTCTTGCGAGTATTTTCTCCTCTCTTGTTTGAGTTTTATTCTTCATACTCTTTAACATAGCCGCCGCATTTTTTGGATTATACATAACTAGACCAGTAGAGTTAGTTCTAATTATTTCTGCGTCATTTAGTTTCAAGCCACTCTCTTTTGCAAACTCAATTCCCTCGTCAAGATATTTATAACCCTTGATTACATCTTTAACAAACTTGCATTGTTTCAAAATGCTTTCAATCCATTTTTCATGTGCCATGATTAATGATTGTTTAGCTGATTGCCATACCATTAAGATTTGATATTCTTTTTCACTACAAGCTAGAGATCTATCTCGACAATATTCTCGACCAATTAAATCAAGGACATAATCATTGTTCCATTCTTTAGCAAATGATGTTTGATTATCTCGACCACCATTTAAGCCGAGATATTTTTCGTTTGCGTCACTAATCTTTGTCCAATGTGGATTTGATTGATTGCCTTTTTGCTCGATATTAATATCGGGATTGCAACCCTCTCTACCTTTGAGTTCATCACGATACATAGCATTAGCAAAATCACTTTGCTTGCCATTTTCTTGACCATTAATATTACCATCAAGTTTAAAGTCAAAATGACTTTCAATGTATTTCTGTTCCATTATAGGTTGGTCTTGTTTATCTCTATCCTCAACCTCGCCATTATAACCAAAATGAAAGCAACTATCTTTTGCAATAGTGTCCACATTTTCAAACTTGTTTTGTAAATGATAAGCCATCTTAATGTCCTCAGGTGTATAATGTCGGCTTACTATTTCTTTAGCAAGTTTCCACGTTTCATCTTGTAAAGGTTTTATACTTTCACGCTTTTGAAAAAAATCTTCTTTTTCTTGCGTGTCCTCTTGTTCAAGATGTACTCTCATACGAGTTGCGATCTTGTTTCTATACTCTTGATTTAATCTAATACGCATAATATCCTTTTTGTTTAAGTTAAAAATAAATTTATATCATACCTTGACTTCAATAGTCAATAGGATTATAAATGATACTTATTCTTTAAGATATACTGCTATTAGCGGTTGATGATAAGAGAATAAAAAGCAAAGGCGGTTGAGCTTTCATTACCATGTCATACTCAATCGCCTGAGCTCCAAAGAATTTAAATATGAATAAAGCTCATCTCTCTGCGGTCGACCTAAACATTGAGACGGGGTTTGCTCATATGCATTCTATAGTAAATGCATATGGGTTGATATGAATAAGCTCGACCCCTGATCCATTGGGCATCTGACTAATGTTAAATGATGTTCAAATTTATGGCAAGATGGTTTGGGTAGTTTACCACCCTTGTTGTATTTGGTCTCAATGGATCTGGGGTCAAGTCTATCATAACAATAAACTACTCATATGAATGAGTAGGGCTTGGCCAGAAAAAATTATGAGAGATAAAATAAAAGAAATAGAACTTGAAATAAAGCGACTTAAAAAATTGCCAGACTATGAATATGTGATCCTGGACCTGAAGCAAGAAAAAAAAGAATTAAAAAAGCTGCAAGCCTCAAGCTCCAAGCTGCAAGCTTGACACGTAGGATTTTAAATGATAAGGTTAAGACTATGACAACAATAAACTATAACAACAAAAAAATGAAACTGCCGTTTGAGATTAAGACTCATTCGACAGCTATGGTAAAAAGAACGAACCCATTCAGTGGGCAGTCAACAACGCTCCCAGGCTTCGCAGCCGCTGTCTATGATTACACAGTATACAAAAATCATATGGCTGAAGAGTTGGACGCTAAGACTGGTCAACAACCTGGCTTCAGCGACAACCAGGATGAATGGCAAATAGTACGTAATGGAATCAATTTTTTCCGTCAGTATTTTGCCAAAGAATATATGGTCCTGTTAGACTGATGAAACAAGTTACACTCAAAGTAAGCAACTGTAGCGTGGCCCAATGGTCCACGCTGCTGTTAGAGCTCAACCTGATCTCCCAGAACTGGAAGAGATTCGGTCCCAGGATTGAGCTCCAAGCTCCAAGCGTCAAGCAGATCCTGGCCCACGGCACAAGCAACAAGCCACAAGCTTCAAGCCGCAAGCGCCATAATATGGCCAGATTTATTTGATATAAAATTTTATGTTAAAGAAAGAAGCGAAAGAAATAACTGGAGGACTAAGCGCACCAGGCAAGATGCCTGAAGGCTCGTATAACCTACCAGCCGCAGCCTGTCAGACGGGCGCCAAGCTTAGGGAGGTCCCAGACACGCCCTGTTATAAATGCTATGCTTTTAAAGGTCGATACAATTTTCCAAATGTTAAGGACGCGCTGCAACGGCGCCTGAAGAGCTTAATGCACCCCCGCTGGGTTGAAGCAATGACAACGCTTGTTAAAAAGAAAAAGCATTTCCGCTGGCACGACTCAGGTGATATCCAGAGCGTCGTCCATCTTAAAAAAATTTTTGAAGTTTGTAACAATACACCAGGGACCATGCACTGGCTGCCAACTCAGGAGAGACAATACCTACCGCTGGGCTCATACCCAGACAACTTAACAATAAGATTAAGCAACGCGAAGAATAACACAGCACCTGGACAGGCCTGGACCCATTGGTCCACGGTTGTGGACTCAGGCGGCGACTGCCCTGCATCCAGACAGGGGAACCAATGCCGCAGCTGTCGACGCTGCTGGTCCAGAGACGTGAAGCATGTCACATACCCCAAACATTAAAATAAAAAAGATCCATGAAGCATGGGCCAGGGCCAACGGATACAGGCCACAAGCCCCAAGCTTCAAGCTACGAAGCCCCAAGCGAACCGAAGAACAGGTCGCAAGCGTCAAGCCCCAAGCAGCAAGCTTCAAGCTTAAAGCCACAAGCCGCAAGCTCCCTGATCCGTGAACCATGGAAAAGTTTCACGAGCCTCGGACCACGGGCCTCGGCTAAGATAAATGTATTGCACGGATGTGCAACATGCCACGCGATTTGATGTGGTGAAAATTTGAGTTTGTTAGCTCGGGTTATCTTTAATTCGACAGTGAAAAAGTGGCCAGAACTATTGTAGCCCAACAGATCAGGCATACCAAGTATGCTAAGGTTTTCAATCCTATTCCAGATAATTGAGGGAGTTTTGGTCTTAAGTTTTTTATATAATTTAGCTTCAGGACCCAT